TGGGGCCGATTCACGATCGACAGTGCGTCGGTCTTACACCGATTTGAAGCAAAGGAAAAGAACGATGGATCCTGCGTTGTTGGAGCAATTGAAAGCAATGGGACTTCCTGAAGGAATGGAAGATCCGAACCAGTTTCTAGCTTGGGTTGTTGGCAAACTTGGAAAGCCAGCCGAAGAAATTGAATCGATGGTTGAGGAGCAAAAGCCAGTGGAACCAGTCGTTGAGCAAATTGAAGGCGAGCCCAAAGAAGAGGTCAAGCCAGTTATTGAACAGATGAACGAAGAGGAAAAGAAACCAATCGAAGCATCCGCTCGGTCGGTTACCGAAGGACAGATTAAACGAGCTTTGGCAGACGACCAAAAGCGACGAAGTGAAATTCAAGCAACGTGCAAACTTGCGAAAGTAGAACGCGCTTTCGCTGATGAATTGTGTGACGCAGGCGTTAGCGTCGAGGAAGCCAAACAAAGGATCATCCGAAAAATGGCAACAGAACCGTTGGGACGTTCGGCAGAGGGTGATTCGATTCGCGTCACTCGTTCCGCCGATGACAAGTATTTTGAGGCAGCTCGTGACGGATTGTTGATGCGTGCACAAACAGCATCGCGAGTCAAGCGAACTCTGCACACAGGCAAAGCAGTTGATGGAGCTGAAGACTTCAGCCGTATGAGCTTGCTTCGCATGGCAGAAAACTTCATGCGTCGTGCTGGTGTCAATACCGATCGAGTTAGCTCACCGGAAATTGCACGGGCAGCTATTGGTGATCCAAAGGCACTTGCCCGAATGAACATCCAGCGAAGCGATCCAGCGTATCACACGACTGGGACGTTTGCGAACCTGATGCTTGATGCAGCGAACAAGACGCTGTTGGCAGGCTACGAAGAGGCTCCATACACTTGGAATCTCTGGGCGCGACAAGCTGGTTCAGTTGACGACTTCAAAGCTATCAACCGTATTCGGTTCAGCGAGTCCCCAGACTTAGAGCACGTTCCAGAAAACAGTGCATACCCTGAAGGTGTGATGACTGATTCTCGCGAATCGTACAAGGTTGAAAAGTTTGGAAAGACTTTCTCCGTGACATGGGAAACGGTTGTCAACGACGACTTGGACGCAATCAGCCGCATTCCTGCAATGCACGGAAACGCAGCACGCCGCATCCAAAACAAAAAGGTGTACGAAGTCCTAACCAGTAACCCAACGATGGGCGACGGGTTCAGCTTGTTTTCGTCTTCTCACGTTTCTGGTGACAACACGCAGGGTGCAGGTGCTCCAGCGGTTGGAACTCTCAACACGGCTTTCGTGAAGATGATGTTGCAAAAAGGACTCAACAGCCAAACGGTTCTGAGTGTCGTTCCACGATACCTAATCGTCCCTGTTGCGTTGTCAGCAACTGCTTTGGAACTGTTTAGCTCGTTGAGCTATAACGCAGCCAACAACAACGAAGGTGTCAGAAACATCTACGGTCCTGGTGGCGAACGTTCCTTGACTCCGATTATCGAACCAGTTCTTGACGGTTCGAGTTCTGCCGCATGGTACTTGGCCGCAGATCCTGGTCAGATCGATACGGTCGAATTGTCCTTCCTGTCCGGTGAAGAGTCTCCAGTTTTGGAGAACGAATGGGACTTCGACAAAGACTGCTACAAGTACAAGATTCGTCAAACGTTCGGCGTTAAAGCAATCGATTGGCGTGGTTTGTTGCGAGCAGGCGTCTAGTCGCTGGCTTGATCTAAAACAGTTTGCCGGTTCTGTCAAAACCGGCTTTTTGCAGTACGCAACGTAGCGGAATGCGATGACCGTTGTTTCAAAATGAAAGACCTATCAAATGGCTGGTATTCAAGATTTTCAGTCTTACGAAGACGACTTCCACGGCACATCCGCGACGTTTCCAACGTCGGCAGATCCCGCGACTCCATGGCTCGTAGTTGACGCATCAGCGGCTGGTACTCCGACGTACACTCGCGGCACTAACGTTGCCACGCTAACGCTTGCGGCAACGAGCGAAGTTGAAAACATTTGCTTGGCTCACGGTGACGCTTTGGCATTCGATATCGACGACTTGCTAAACATCGAAATGAGAGTTCGGCTAGGTGTCACCATGACTACCGGTACGGAACTCGTTTTTGGTGTTGGTTCAGCACGAAACGATACGACCGATAGCGTTGCAGCCAATGCATGGTTCAAGATGGTTGGTGCAAACTCGACGACGCTTGTTTATGTCGAATCCGACGACGGAGTTCGTGACAATGACGACATCTCCACAGGTGCAACACTTGGAACAACGTTCAAGAAGTTCTTCATCGACTTCAGCAACAAGCGAGATGTAAAGTTTTACATTGATGGCGTCCGTGTTGCAGCGGCAACAACGTTTGACATGAGCGGTTATAGCTCAGGCTTGCAACCGATCGTTCAGATCCAAAAAGCTGCAAACACTAACGTTAATTCAGTAATTCTTGATTACGTGAAAATCAACGGGCGAAGAAGCTAACCCGATGACTTTACACGACGTTATTCAATCCGATGCGAGCCTGGTGTTTTGCAACGTCTCTGATTTCGCGGAGACTGCAACCTACATCACTCGCGACGGCTTGCGTCGTTGTGTGGATGTTGTCGTCGAGAGGCAAAATTTACAACTGCCAGGCGAATACGGTGGCAGTGTAACACCTGTTTTTATTGTGCATGTAGCCAATACGTGCACGCGAGGAATCAGTTCTGAAGAGCTGAATCTAGGTGGAGACTCCATCGAGTTAGCTATACGAGTCGGTGAGGAAGTTAGCGAGCGATCCATCGTTCAGCTAATGGATCACGACGAAGGAATGTTGGTGTTAGAGTGCCGCTAGGTCAATTGCCAATCGTCGAGAAGATCGCAGTTGAACTAAAGCGACGGCTTGACTTATTGGCTGATGCATCGAACACGACCTACAACACCAAAGTAAACGAAGTCATCCGGCCTAGTCGGTTGGAGAGCTATACACCAAAGGATATGCAGATCGTCTTGACGACTGCGGCAATTGCACCAGTACCAGAGTTGATGTGCCCAGGAAATCCACCAGCCGTGGCAAAACGAATCACTTTCAACATCCATTGCAACGTCATGAACGATGAGAAGGTTATCGAGCCAATCGATTCCATCGTTCACATGTTCGCTGCTGACGTTGAACAAGTAGTTGCGTCTGAACCGCTTTGGCATAACTTTGATGAAAATGCCATCAACGCTTATTTTCTTCCGCACGTTAGGCATAGCACATCTGGCGGTATTGATGGAGTTAACGTCCCTATAGAAATAGTTTATCGCACTGCCGAAAACGATCCTTATGAGGTGCGGTAATGATCGGTCTGACATTTACAGATAACGTTACCAAAAAACTTTCCAACATAGCTGAAAAGTTAGGAACTGTTATCTCTGGTGGAGTCAACGAAGCAGGAAGTCAAGCTATTGATCTCACCGAACAAAACGTTCGCGACATGATCGCAATCGATCAAATGGAAATACGGTCAGCGTTCTCACGACGTGATTCGTCCGTTGCAAACATGGAATGCCAAGTTCAAATCGACGCAAGGCACACGACTGACTTAAACGCTTTCGCAATTCGACAAACAAATCAAGGCGTTGAGGTAAAGGTATATCGATTCCAACCTCCTGTTCTTTACCTAGACACATTTGGTCCAAATCAAAAACGTCTACCAAAAGGTATCTATCGCAGGATTTCAAGAAGTCGATTTCCTATAGAGCGAATTAAGAGCATACAGATTTTCGGGGAAGAGCCGGTAAAAAAGAAGATCAAAGAACAACAACCAAAAATACGCGAATTGGCCATGACATCCTTGGACAAGAACGTAAGCAACCTAATTAAATCCAGTTAGTAATAAGGACAAGCAACAATGCCATTTCTCCGAAAAAACGTAGTGTTCGCAGCGTCAATTGAAGCGACAATCGGAACAGCCGAAACTATTGACGCTACCGATGCCGTTTTCAACGTTCGAAACTTCGAGCTACAAAATGAAACAGAAATGGAAGAGGTGCAAGGCCAAGGTGGGTTTGGGCGCTTGCCTTCCGTCCCTGGTCCGTACAGAGCAACCGCTACGTTTCGCACTGACTGCGGATACGATGGAACCAACATCGGAAACTGGGCTACTGTTTTGTTCCCAGCTTGCGGGGTTGTAAACGCTGCTGGAGTTTTCACACCTAGAGGCGAGTCACCAGGTACAAATGTCAAGACGTTAACGATTGCGAGATATTGCGACGGCAAGCGACGTTTGATGTACGGGGCAATGGGTACATTCCAATGGTACTTTCCGACCGGAGAACAGTCCTACATCGATTGGACGTTTACGGGAGTATGGGGAGGTGAAACAACCACAGCCATGATTGCACCGAACTATCCAAACTCAGAAACTCCACTTCGTGCATCTGGTGGAGCGACTACCTACGGAGGAGTGAACTTCTGCTCTGCCGCTTGCACGTTTGATTTAGGAAACGTAATCGAGCCAATCCACTGCAACAACGGCAACAAGGTACAGGGCTTTGATTACTTCATGGCAGTGGACCGCAACCCAAAAATCACAACTGATCCTCTGTCTGTATTCGTCGCAACTCAGGATCGTTACGGAAACTTTTTCGCTGGCACGGAAGCCGCTTTTTCTCTTTCGATTGCCGCACCTTCATCCTCGGCTATTACTTTAGCAGCACCGAAGGCACAAATTATTAGGATTGCAGAAGGTGATCGAGGAATGATGGCAATGGACGACATGGAATTGCAGTGCAACAAAAACGTTGACGCAATCGATCAAGAATTTTCAATCACGTTCTCATAACTCAACTTGCAATAATGATTATCAAAAACATCGACGGGACAGATTTTAACTTTGAACCGAAGCGGCTTCGGCTTGGTCCGTTCGAAAGCCTTATGGTTTGCGTTGAAGCAATCCAGGAATCAACCAAGAAGTCGGAAACAATTCGACACGTTTCGGAAGCGATGAAGCTTTGCGTAGACAACTACGATCCAGAAACCACTGACTTGGATCTAGGTGCTTGCATGGAAATAATCGCAGCCACAGCGAATATCAATAGGGTAAGCGTAGACGAAAGAAAAAAATCCGAATAGCGGTGCTGAAACACTGTGGAGAGTTGTGTCGAGGCTGCAAAAACAAATGCTTTGACCCTCCCACAGAATCGACACCGCTTGAACTCCAGTGCTGGAATTGCGAAGGCGAAGGATGCGAGCATTGCGAAAACGGATACCACCGAATAACGCAATGCCCGATGCAGTACATAGGAACAAAGACGATACGGCAAATAAATCTGATTGTGCACGCAATCAAAAACACGCTACCCAGTGAAGGTGGCTTGCTAGATCAGGATGCTAAATTCGTCCACGCATGGCAAGCGTTCGAATCAGACAAGCAAATTATAGACGCAGAAAGGATGTCTAAAAAGAATGGCAGATAGAATAGACATCGTTATTGCAGCTCAGGATAAAGCCACTGAGATCATCAATTCCGTAAATCAGCAGACTTCTATCCTCGCTGGAACTCTTGGGCTCGTAGCTGCCGCGTCTGGTGCGTTAGCCGGGTTTGCAGCCACAAAAGAGTTTGTCGAGCTAGAGAAGGCATCTAGAAGGCTAGATCCTGCACTAAGAGACCTTGCGCGAGCAATGGAGATCGGAACGAACACCGACGAGAAAACCATTCTCGGATTGATGAAGGACGTACAAAGGCAGGGTTTTGCGACGGAGCAAATAGACGACGCAGCAAAGGCCGCACTTGGTTTGTCGGAAGTGATGGGAGTTTCGCTTTCCGAAGGATTGTCAAAAGTTAAGCAAGCCGCAGAGGGTAACTTTGCAGCTTTCGAATATCTAATACCGAATATCAATCAGCTTGTTTCTTCAGAGGAAAAACTTGCGGCAGTGTCCAAGTTAGCTTCGCAGGGATTGCAAGAAAAATCGGATACGGCCAACAGTGCAACCTCTGTTTTTGATCGCATGAATATTCAGATGGGTAATCTCGCTGCAACCGTTGGAGAGATTATTGAACCGTTTCGGCAGTTTGCTTACGAAGGCATTGCGACTGTTGCGGAGCTACTTAACCAAGCACTCACTCCAGCAATAGACGACTTTGAAAAGAACTTTTCTGGCATGGGTGATTCGGTTGCGTCATGGTCTACATGGATGACCGAAACGCTAGTCGCTGGTTTTACTTTGGTGGAAGTTACACTTCTGAATATCAGTTCTGTTTCGGAAATGGTGGGCGCGTCTATTGTTCTTTCCCTTGAACAAATGCGTTCCCAATTCGAGCATATTTTTACGGTAGCCATCCCCGCGTATGCATCGTGGTTTGCCGACAACTTTATAAACATCCTCAGCGATATCGGGGGCATGACGATTGCGGTTTTTTCAAACCTCGGTACGTCCATTGGTGAAATAATGGCCGGTGTCTGGAACTACGTTTCAAGCGGGTTTAGTGCTGATGCATACGAACAATTGATGTTTGAAGTCGGACGAGCTGCACAGCGTGGGATGCTGGACGGGTTTGAGCCAGTGACAAAAGCCTTGCCAGACATTGGAGAACGTGCTGTCTCTGAGTTTGAAAAAACACTGCAAGGAATGGTCGATACCACTGCTGATTCATTGCTTGGTGAGTTTGATACGAAATTCAACGAGCGAATTGCAGCAATAAGCGGAAAAGGAAAAACACCTTTTGATGTAGACGTAAATCTAAACGCAAAAGGGGCAGCTTTATCTAGCCTCAATTCTAACGTCAATGTTCTGCAGTCTACGGAATCAAGATTGCTGGTTCGCGGTGCTACAGACGATCCTCTTTTGAAGATATCTCAACAGCAATACCAAGTCCTGCAAGACATTCTCAACGCGACGGTAAGACGCGAACAAATTACTTTTGAGGCGGTGAACTAATGCCAGTCCAGCCAGCCATAAAAATGTGGAGCCGAACAGGATCGTCAGCAGATGCTACTGATAACTTTCGGAAGCTCAAAGCCGGATTCACCGAAGCCTACCAAGTTATTCATGATCCTTGGTCTACGGAATTCGATATTTACTCCGCACAAGGTTTGCCGTATGTCGGCCAGCCTTTTCCAGGCACTGATTTTGTCCTTGCAAAGCGTGGTGGCATTCAGAAAGTCGGTCCTGTCCTTTCAATCGTAACGATCAACTATGAAGGAGAAGTAGCACCACTTACAAGTGGAGGACAGCCTAGCAATTCCCCGCTCAACACTCCGCCGTTGATCGACTGGAGCGATGTCGAGACTGAAGAGGAAATTGATGAGGACTTTGACGGAAACCCAATCATAACCGCGTGTGGCGAACCTATTGCAGGAGTCAAAACACGTGTCGTTGACGATGTGGTAACCATCCAGAGAAACTTTTTAGCTGTAAACCTCTACGCAAGAGCTGCCTATCGTCGAGCCACTAACTCAGACACGTTTCTAGGTTGGCCGCCAGGCACAGCAAAGGTAATGCAGTTGAATTTGAAAAATGTGATTGCCGATCCTGAATCGGGACGAGGTTACTGGCAGGGAACGCTTAAAGTCCAATTTCGATATCCCTATCGAACGACTCCAGAACGTGCGTGGTGGGCTAGAGTGCGGCACGAAGGATTTTACGAGCGAGTCCGAGTTGAAGGACCACCAGACCAAAACGGAAATTATCCTTTTGAGGTTGTCAGGGCGGTAGACAAAAACAAACAACCAGTCTCAAAACCTGTTCTTCTAGATCAAACGGGAAGGCGAGTTACAGACGCAAATCTTACATTCTGGCGTGAGTTTCGACGCTACGGATCACTACCATTTAATGCACTAGGATTTATCTGACGATGGCAGCACTATCACAAACACCGGCAAACGTAGCTATCGGTTCAAGCGGAACTAGAGTCCGCGTAGTTCAAGCTGGTGAAAGCATAACACAGGGACAACCTGTTTACCTGAATTCCAGCGACAGTAAGCATTATCGAGCAGATGCAAACGCATCGGCAACCACAGCGAAAGCTATCGGAATAGCAATGAGCCCAGCATCCACCAACGGATTTTTCATTATGCAAGAGGGATCTGGAGGATTGGTTAATCTCGGAGCAACCTTAGTGGTCGGTGAAACCTATTGCGTTGGAGCAACAGCCGGGCAAGTCAATCCGATCGGTGATCTGACCACCGGAGATTATCCTTGCATTCTTGGAACAGCAACAACGACTGCACTGATTCAGACTCTGTATTCATACACGGGCGTTCCTAAATAAACCATGACTCGAATTGGTGCGTTCAATCCAGATCAAGCACAACGAGTGTGGGCTGCAACTTTAGCCCATGAGCGTGGAAGGCCAGCACGTCCCAATGATCAGCTATTCAACGAGCAAGAGCCAATCCTAGTACGTAACACAAGTGGTCACACAATCCCACCGTTCGGGTTAATGCTGCCAAAAACCTGCTTCGATCAACCATCGAGCTACAACTATATCGATGTTGTTCGCCCGTTCGACTACGACGCAAACTTGTCTATCGTTCTAGTCAACGGATTCAAGGAGATCCCAGACAACGAATTTGGTACAGCACAAAATGGACCAGTATTTAGAGTTACGCACGATGACGCGATAACCTACAACGTCGGAGATCGTCTCGGATGCGTCAATTCTTCTTTTTTCGCTGGTTTAGGTCCATTGTTTCGTGTCCTCGGAGAGGACGACATAGCAGACAATTGCTTGCGAGTTATGTCAGACTTTTCCATCATGATGGGTCAATCGATCCTTCCGATCGCAGACGGTGCGAGCGGCGTGATACGACGCAGAGTCCTCGGTTCCGGTGGCTGGACAACGGACACCAGCAAAAGCTATCCAGCACGTAACGATACAGGTACGTCAATCGATGCCGCAAGCCGTTTGATCGCTATGCCATGTGACGGGATTTTCTCCATAGTGCAGGTATGCTAAATGGGGAAAATTGGCAAATGCTGCTGCGTCGAGGGCGAATGCTGCCTCTGCGATCCCGCTTGGGATTTTGAATCCTGGTCTGTCTCTTTGCTTGGCAAGACGTTTAGCGGGACGTTCATACCAGCCGAAAAGCCTGATCCGTTCACTCCAGAAAACGGTTGCCAGTCGCGAGTCGCTGGGCACTGTATCGTTGATCCACCAGAGGTGATTTTAGACTGCATCGAGGAAAGCGATTGGTCTGCTCCTAGCTTCGTTTCAATGAGCGGCAGCCCGCCCGGTTTTTTTTCTACTCCACCCTGCTATCTCGCATGCCCGCAGTGCTTTTGCAACGATGCCACCAACACCTCTCAGCAATACGACGAAGCATGTTTAAAGGAAGGTTTAATCAATTGGCAGTTTTCAAACAAAGGGGTGACCCACTCTAGAGCCTGGCAGCAGCAAGCGTACTACGGTGTGGGTCAGATGCTTTGCTGCGATGAACCATCCAACTCAGTGCGTTTTATCTTCGACTTTTACTACCACGTATCACGCTTCGCAGCCGTCTCATCGCAAGCGTTCCGGAGATTTCGATCGGTCACATACGACTGCATTTATCCATCCGGGCAAACTGTTGTTGATCCAACCTCGACAGCAGTTTACGGCAGTTGGATACAACCCGTTTCGATTTCCTCTAAACCTCCTTGCTTGCCGTGCGAATGGACACAATCCGATTTTTTCGGCAACTGTCCAACGCTTGAATCGAATTGCTCACCCTGTCCAGAAACAGGATGCACGGATGAGGTCGTTACCTATACGATGGAATGGATCTACATAACGTGTCAGTTCATCGGATTTATCGACACCGACGACAATGGGATTTGTCCGATCCCTGACGAGGATGATGACGACAATCGTTACATCTATTATGGTGAGACGACGATGAATGCCTACGTTGGATCGAACACGAACTACTGCTCAGAAGCTCTCGATAGCTTTGGAGAGAACTGCATCATCAGCCCAATGTCCGCAGTGATCGAGCACCGATTCATCAGCGACTGCATACCATGTGACGAACTCACCTGCAACGTAACACTAGACCGAGTTACAGGCAGCTCGCTCGGAAGTCCATTAGAGGAATGCCGATTTGACGAGGATGAGGATTGTAGTTGTGGGCCGATCCCGCCACTCTGCAAAACGATACCGGCATCAATCACGATGGTTCTTAACCCGTGCCCAAGTGATCCAGAAGGAGCGTTCGTTCCGTTCCCACCGACCTACGTCAGACTCCAGACGTTCGCACCAATCCTTCGGACGATTGCGGCTACAGGAAACACGTCACTAACGATCTCGACATTCGCACCAACTATATTCCTCCATGCGATCGCAACACCGACAGCAGGGACGCTAACGCTGGCGGTTTACGAAGCAGATGTTATTGTGCCGCAGACGATAACACCAACCACGGCATCACTGACTCTGACGACGTTTGAAGCCTTGTTAGCGACTCCGATCGTCGCAACACCTGCAACGCTCACCAACTTGCTGTCTAGTTTCGTCCCGACAATCGTTACACCGCAGACGCTTGTACCGACGACTCTTGGGTTGGTTATCTCGACGTTTAATCCATTGGCGCAGACACCTATCGTGGTGACACCGCCACCATTGCAATTGGTAATCGATACCGAAACAACCTGCGAGTTGATTCTTACGACCTATCCACCGGAAGTACTGACTGATCCCTGCGTTCCTACGGTGTCTATTGTGAAGAGCGTTACGCCCAACCCGATTACTCTTGGTGGAGTTGCTTCATGGACGATTACAATTACTAACACATCCAATTGCGAGGTGCCAGCCGGAATAGAAGTTAGCGACCAACTTCCGGACGAGACGGACATCCTCTACGTGACAGGATCGCTATACGGCGGATCGTCAAACGACGCTTCCGCAGCACCAGTGTTAAACTGGACGCTACCAGCAATAGCGGCAGGTGATTCCGTTGTGCTTGGCTACGATACCGACACGCTTGACACCGGAACATTTACCAACTTGGCAACCATCGACGCAGGAACAGGCATAGGACAATCGGACAGCGAAAGCCTAACCGTAAACTGACGTAAAACAGAAGTAACTTGGGACGATGCCACCAAGTTATGGAATTGGAACACCGAGCATCATCACACGGAGCAATAAATCATGGCAGCAGGATCTTGGACATTTACAAACGGTGGACGAACCAGTCTTCTCGATGGTACGTTCGATATCAATTCCGACACTTGGAAGATGGCTCTATTCCTCTCCACGTCCAACATCAGCGCATCTAGCACGACCTACGCAGGCTTGACCAACGAGCACGCAAACGCAAACGGGTACGCAACCGGAGGAAACGCGATCACGTTGACTCTATCCGGGACGACAACCGTAACCGTCGATATCTCAACCGATCCAGTTTGGACTGCTTCAGGTGGTTCTATCGTTGCACGTTTTGCAGTGATCTACGAGGTGAGCGGGAACGTTCTGTGCTACTGCTTGCTTGACAACACACCAGCAGACGTAACAGCAACATCCGGTAACACCCTGACCGTTGCAGCTCATGCCAGCGGGGTGTTCACGTTGTCATAATGCACGCCGCCACCTTTGCAGATATCGAAGCACGACTCAACACGCCTGGCTCGACTTCGCACGTCGTTTACCGAAAAGAGAGAGTTCAGCTAACGCCACGCGCTACCGAGGATCTGTTTCGACGACAGCGAGCCCACTGGGAAAAGCTGCACACGCAAACCTTTGACGCGATAACGTTCGCGGAGTGGGTAGCTTCCATCCCCGGTTGTGCTACCTGCAAACGCGACTTTCTTGAACTGATAAAAATCAACCCGCCGCGCTTCGACGACTGGTGGAAATGGGGCTGGGAGATCCATAATGCGGTATCTCGCAAGCTGAATAAAACGGAGTTCACTTGGGCTGAGTTTGAAGAGAAGTATCCTCAAGAATATTCTTAACGACT